ATTTTATTATTGAATCTGGTATTTAATTTCATATGTCTGCGCCGACATATGCGACCCGAGTACCTTCTTTGATATAAAATTGCAAACATCAAGTTTTGTCTCGTTGACGGAGAACCGTTAAAAAAATATAATTTATTTTCAATTCTGTAATAGGAATTTTTAATATCTTACTCATGTTTCCTTTTATTTACAACCCCTTTGGGGATTGTAACTGAATAGTAAACACTTTTATTTTTACGTACAATAATATGACACCTTATGGTTGATTTTTGTATTTTATTTTACTTGCTTTATTACATTTAGTTATACTTTTTATTTAGTTTAATTGTAGTTGTTTTGATTCAGGAAGAATTCCCTAATTTATGACGCTTCACGGCCGATCGCACCGGGTGATGTTCTTTTTGAATTTCATCCACTTACATTTATTTTATTTATTTTTATGTATTAACTTTATTCTATTTCATTTCATTTTAAATTTACTTGTTTTGATTCAGGAAGAATTCCCTAATTTATGACGCTTCACGGCCGATCGCACCGGGTGACGTTCTACTGAATTTCATCCTTTTAAATTTATTTTGTCAATTTTTTACTTAGTTTTTATTTTATGTAATTTTAACTCAGGCAGAGTTCTTTAGAGACTATTCTTACTAGTTTCTTCTTTTATTTTCCTCTATTTATTTAAGGGATTTTAATTTTTATACTCCCTAACGTTGAAAGGTAAACAGCACAGAGATTTTATTTTATGGGATTGGTCTTCCTTTAGTAATTTGCTTCTGACCGCCTAAGCTACTTATAGTTGAGTTCGATGTTAAGAAATTAATTACATAGACATGAGACATTTTATATTATATTTATAATTAGTAATTGGAAAAAGCATTGAGTATATTTCTTCGGAATTAATTGGAGGCGGCTCTAAAAGCTAGGGTCGACAACACAATAGTCATGTATAGTTTTGTTATAACGGGTTAGATTTATTTCACCGTTATACCAGGACCTTTTGAAATTTGTATTTATATTTATATTATTTATCATGTTTATGTTATTTCCTTTTGACCCGATTAATAACGGGACTTTACCATCTTTATTAACGAATTTATTCCTCGTAAGGGAATAGGGTTCCGGACACCTTCCGGCAAAACCAAATTAAATGACAACCTATTTTACACAGCTTTATCGAAAATTTTACACAATTTTTAGACCACACACGATTTTAAAATGACTACAATTTACGATACTATGGCTAACGCCATTCCGCTTACGCAAAATGAACATTTAATACGCGCGATTTTACGCATTAATCAATTGTACAATCACAACTCATCCCTTCCGGGAGTCACGTTGCGTACCAAAGTACAAACTTTATTTTTTATATATGATGTTAGGAGAGGATTTGTTACTTCACTTTCTAAGAAACATTTAAACAGTTTTTTATTACACACCCATTTAGAGTGTAAGATTCATAGAGAAGGTCCTTTTACTTTTTGTTTAATAAACCGTGATGCATTTAATGCACAATCATATGAACCACAAATTCACGTCCCCATTTTGAGCGGCTTGTTCAAATCTGTGGTGGATAAATTGCTTTTAGTTAAAGGTGCCGCCCTAGAGTGGGGTAGCGATGATATGAATGCTTTCGTTATTAATTTGTTAACCATATTGGTAGACGCTTTTGGTTTTAAATCATTCACCAACTGGATTAGTATTCTTATGCGTATATACGCTTTAATTTTAAATTTTGCTGGTTTTAAGTCTCGCCACCTAAACAGGTATGAGGGCCAAGTCGATTTTACCGATGTAGCTTCTACCTTGATTTTGTATGGATTACCCGATTATATTATTAAATCAGTTAGAGATTTTCAAACTTTAGTAGGAATTCGCATTCAAACTGGATCATTTATAACCACTGCCTTGCGCAAGTTAATACACATAGTTAAGTCCCTTTTATCATGGGCAGCAGAAAAGACAGGAAAAGTTATGTTTACTACAGTACACGATTTTGTAGATAAGCATTTTGCATTCGTTTTACACATGGACTTTGTTGAGCAAATTAATGAGGTTTATGCTAAGTACGTTAAAAATTCACAAGTTATTCTTGACGTTACGTACAGAAATTTAGTATTGGCCATCAATCAAAAGACGGAAACCGATCTTGAATTTTCTAATTTCCTGAGTCGTCCTGAGATGCGAGCTTATAAAGAGTTATATACTGCTTTTAAGAATAATATAGTTAAATATGTTAAGACATTTACTACATCCGCTAGAAAGGAACCTGTATGTGTTGTTTTTGAGGGACCGCCCGGAAGTAGGAAATCAGCTGTTATGAATCAAATAGTGCAATTATGCAAAACGTTAGATAGATCAGTTATAACCCATAATGTTCCTAGCGTAACAGCGGGAAAAGACTTTTATGATGATTATGAGAACCAAGATGTTTTCGTATCAGATGATATAGGACAAATGGATAATTCCCAATGGCGAGTTATAATTAATGCAGTAGCACCTGTCAAGATGCCCTTGGAATGTGCAGCTGCAGAAAAGAAAAACACAAAATTTTTTAATTCAAATTTATTACTAGGTACCACCAATAGATTGATGGACATACAAACGTTCACAACCAAAGATTGTATAAGTGACAAAGAGGCTTTATTTAGAAGAATACACGTTTTTAAATTTGCATCTCCCACTACATATGAAATAACCTATCATAAATTTGATTATCAAGATACCCATTTATGGCTCAACGAGTTTATTGGAGGTATGAAGAAATGTGGACTACCCACTTCGATGAAAGGAGATTTTGAAAATCGCGGAGACACATTAAAAATTGTTGAGTGGATTTATAAAGTTATTGCTACCGCCGAAGCAGTTAATGCGGGATATGCGGAAGCCAGTAATTTAAGTGATGCCGAACTGCTACATATTAAGAATAAATTATATCCATATGAGGATGCGCCTCTTGCTGATGCCACATTTGAAGGACAGGGAATTATTGCCGATGTTTTCAACAACTCACTTGATACAGCAGGATACTATACGTCTGTCATTACGGGCAAAGCCCTGGATTGGAGTGAATATTTAATGACATCTCTGGGAGAAATTACAACATCAATTTTAACCGGATTAACCTCACCTCCCGCATTAGGCAGCGATAATGTTTGTTTTACATTGATGCTTATAGGACAAGCCATAACAGCCAGTATTTTCTTATATAGTTTGTTTTCGACTTCCCAGATTGTCCCTCAGGATAATTTGGCCGATTTAATTAAACATAAAGATTTATTTTCTCGCCAATTTTATGAAGCCCAAAGTGAAATTTCTCCTGATTTTGTATCAGTTAGCAAGAATCATTGTTTTTTTACTAGTGTAACATCTACCGTAGGGGGCAAACGAGTCTCAATAAACACACAATGCACTATGTCAGGAAGGTACATATTAATCAACGACCACGCAGTAGGTGCCGATCCCATATTGAATATTTATAAGGATTGGGATGCTTTTAAGAGTAACAACTTAATGTTTAATAACTTACCTGCTATAGTATACGAGCGCCTTTTGACAGAGGATATAGCTATTTTAAAAGTTGAAGTGTTTCCTGTTACTCCCATGAAAGTATTCAGGTGGCCCCAAGATCATGACGTAGACTTTTTTAAAGCCAAGGAGCTTTTCTGCATTAATAGTGATTTAGTTAAACCCATGAAGAACAGATGTAATTGCACAGTTAATTCCTTTATAGTTAAATACAGTAGAGAGAAGGATTATGTTATGCTTCCCGGAGAAACACTCAGTTACGATTTAAGTGCACCTGGATTATGTGGCAGTTTGTTAGTCAGCGAGGCAGGGATACCTATAGGCCATCACATTGCCGGAAACGTGGATACGAAAGAAGGAGTGATAAAACTGTGGACTAGGCAGACTCGAGATAAGATTAAAGCTATTTTTGCAGGTAAGGAATCACAATATACTCCTATATATAAACCATTAACCGATTTTTCGGGAATGCGCTATATGCAGACAGATCTTAAAACGTCGCGTTGTTTAAATGCAAGTGGCTATAGACAGACACCACTACACCACATTCGAGACGATGTAGAATTTGACGATATGATTACGAAATTACAAGAGCAACCTTTTGTCATTCCTAAACAGTTAAAAGCACCAGCAAATTTGTTTGCTTTTGGTAATAAAACATTGAAAGAAATGGCCAAGAAATCATACCGACCTATACCCATGATAGACCCCAAGGAAATAATATTTGCGAAGAAATGTATAGCATCACAGCTTACACATTTTTCTAAGATAAGTGAACATGAAGCAGCGTTTGGCACGACAGATTTAACGGAGATGAATAGGAAAAGTGTTAATGGCTATGATTATGAGAAGGATAAGAAACAATATTTTGATTATGAGAAGAAGGTTATTAAGCCTGAGTTTAAAAGAAGAATCGCAGATTTTAAGAGTAGAGCCGTTAAGGACGAACTGTTAGTCTCCGATATCTTATGTGTAGAAGCTCTAAAGGATGAGCTTAGACCGATGGAGAAAGTTAATAAACCTCGTGCTTATAGAATATTGCCACTACACCATACATTTTTATTAAAACAGTATATAGCAAGATTATTTATTCACGTTAAGAAAAATATGTGGACAAATGGGGTAGCTATAGGAATGAATCCTTACCTCGATTTTGATGAATTGTACAGACGGATGAAGACGAAACACTTATATTTTGACGGAGATTTTGAAAAGTACGACGGTAGCGCTCCCAGTGAGTTGCAGGATGCCATTGCAGATGTGGTCATGAGTTTTTTTGAAGGTTCGAAAGATGACAATATAATTTTTAGAATTTTATTAAACTCTTGCATCAGAAGCTTCGTTTTAACTAATGAGGAATTATTTTTGACGACTCATTCTTTACCTTCGGGGTGTTGGGTTACTGCTTTCTTCAACAGTTTGTTAAATAAGATGTTGACAGCCATTTGCTTGATACGTAATAAACCCGATGCCACTGTGGAGGAATGGGCTAGTGTTATGGATAATGTCCTAGGAGATGATAAGTTAGTGGGTGTCCCAAAGAATTTGATAGAAGTTGTTAATGCGTTGAGAATGAAAGACGTAGCAGAATCTTTAGGTATGGGGTACACCGATGCTCGGAAAGGCCCAATAACTTCTCCAGGAAAATCATTAGATGAATGCCAATTTTTGAAGCGCACTTTTGTTTACAATAGTGATCTACAGAAAAGGGTGGGAGCATTAGATATTAATACCATAGTGGAAACTCTAAGATTTTTCGATTCCGGAAAAGAGTACGAGGAAGCCATGGACGGTAAAATGACTGCTATACAATTTGAATTATTTTTATATGGAAATCACGGAGATGCCATTTTACAGTTTCTTAAGAACAGAGCTGTAGAAAAGGAGATAACATTTAAAGACTTTGATAAGGCCCATATAATGAAAAGCATGACGGATCCCCAGACATACACTCAGTTGTTAGCTATTCAGGGGAAATACAACCCCGGTTAAATTTATTTTAATTAACATGTATTATTGTAAATAAGTTATTTATTATATTATTTATTTTATTTATTTATTTTATATTTATTACCATACAGTATTGTTTTGTATTTGATTACATAACATTGAACGGATGAATAACGCAAATGCCTTCTAATAATCTGCCGCACAGAATAGGGACGGGTGTTATAGACATTTCCGCGGAAAAGACAAACAATATAGTCATACAGATATTGTTAGTGAAATAATGTATTACAGAACAACAAATGACAGCTATAGACACCCAATTCGCACGGGCGTCTCAAAACGATAATATGCGAACAGAACAATCAATATCTACCTCTGTAGCGAGTATAGATACAAGGAATATAGAGTGTACTACAGTTAATCAGTTAGTTATGCCCGATATACACATCGATAGTAGATTTAGAATCGATGCTAGTCCTTTTGTCAATAGACCTTTTTATTTACAAACCGTTCCTTGGCCTACGACTAAGGCTAGGTATTCTTTATTAAACGCTCCGTTGTATCATTTACCACGCGATGTATTTTTATCCAATGAGTCTCTTAAGCAGGGATTAAGGATCGGTTCTATGTATAGAAGCGATTTGGATTTACAGATTTCCGTTGCAGGTACTATTACTCATGCCGGTTGCATATTGGTAGGTATATTACCTCCTATTGATTTTGCAATTCCCACGACTTATACAGGTGGTGAATATTTAATTAATAGTATACTATCAGGACCTCATGCATTTTTACACGCTAATGAAGCCACTTCAGTGTGTATAAAAGTTCCGTGGTATTGTAATACAGATTTAGATTCTTTGGATGCGGTGCAAGCTGCCGATTATTTCCAGAGTGTAGCTCTCAATGCCATCCCATGTAACCATGCCACTTTAGTATTTGTGGTAATGCATCCGTTACAACCTAGTACGGGAGCTTCTATATCTTTGAATATTACAGTAGAGGCTATATTTAATAACTTAGACATTTACGTACCCACTCCACGGTATGTTGAATATCAAGCCCAGAGTTATTTTACCAATTTGGCTACCTCCGCTTTTGATGGTGCAGCAAAATTTGCTAAGACTATTACAGGAGATGCCATTGATTCGTTGCGCGCAGGCATACGATATTATACAGGGCTACATAACCCAAATACTCCCATTTTACATCACAGTGTTTTAGTGCAACCTCGAAATAGGTTGAATAATGTAGATGTTACGTCTTTCCTTGAAAATTTAGATCCGTATGCGAATGCAGATCGGGTAGTTAGTGAACCCATCTTCAATTCTACAATGGACGAAATGGCTATGAACCATATAATAGGAAAAAGACAGTATTTAGGGGCTTTTAGAGTCAACAGTAACGATCCGGTAGGGACCCGATTGTTTAATAGACCCATAGGGCCCTTCCAAGGCGGAATGAGATATACAGCACAAGGTTATAACAATATTAGTAATAATATTGAATTTATGAATTTGCTTTCAAGAGCTTGGAAAGGTACCATTAGATTACACATTCAGAGTGTAATGAACAACAAACAACAGGTGAAATTGAGATTACTGCAATTATATAATCCCTCTACTGCGATTAGAGAAAAGTATCCAGTATATGCCTCAATTTTACAAGCACCTTCCCATTTAATGGAATTTACGGGAGGTGGACAAACACAAACAATAGACTTGCCATATCTATCGCGCAATAGATTAATGCCTGTTCAGAAAAATTCCGAAACGACTGCATTGATGCACGGAGAATATTACATCTACGTAGCTCAACCTTTAGCAAATTCAAGCGGATCTCCAGAGGATATATTTTTTAATGTATACATGGAGTTATGCGACGATTTTGTTTTCTATGGTTATTCAACAGAATACTTTACGTCAAATTCTATATTTGCTTTTACGGTTCCTGAAATTGAAGAAGAGCCGCCAACTCCTAAGAACAAGTTTGACGACGATTTTATAATGTTTGAAGCACAGAGTTTACAAGTTATGAATACTCCGCAAGATCAATCTGAAACCACCCATCACATGCAGCTTAGTCAAGACACACGTTTGCAGCCTATATTAGATATGAGACCATTAATACGAAGATTGTATCCCAGTACTGTAGTTCCCATTGCAATTCCTCCTGGTTCAACACTTAGTTACATAACTCCATGTTTGAACGAAATAGGAGAAAACGCAGGACCTTCGAGTTCCCTTCCCGCTGGCATTAGTAGAATGTACTACGGGAAGCATGTGGGACTTAAATATAGGTTTACTATCACAGCAGTGACGGATAATTTAAAGGATATACATGCTAAATTCTTTTTTAGTCCAGCTGCAATGACAGCAGCATCACCGGTGCCCAATTTTCCGTCGCTATACGCGGCTCCACCAGTGACTTCGGCTTTATATGACGTTAATAGTCCTCAACAACAACCGCTTAATTGCGTTCATATTCCTAGTGTTGTACCAAATATTTTGGTATATGAATTCACTATTCCCAATACGAGTATGTTTAAGTTTATTGGCGGACCTTCAAAAATGTCGAATGTCACAAATCCAGCAACACCATATGCGGTAGCATCTTTAGGAGATATAGTTGTCTCCGTGTCTACAGATGGTGCAGATTTTAAAGGCTATATGACTATAGAATGCGGATATACGGACGAGTCCCGACTTGGATTTCACTGTATAGCTCCCAGAGTCCAATTTTCTACCGTACTTCGTTCGGTACCGGGTTCTTATGTAGCTCCTAATTTGCCCGCACTAAGCGCGTCAACAGATCCAGCTATTCCCTTTTTATATTACACCAGAATATAAATTCCTTTTGCGCGAAAGGAACCCCCCTTACCTTTGCATGGTATATATGCACGACAATCCTTCGAAATGGATCATTTGGAATATGTATTCCCTTCAGACAAGAAGTAAACACACGTAGCGCCCTTCGCTAATATATATA